TCTTTAGTGATCTATATTGGTCGGTATCGAGAAGGTTTCTTAAGTCTTCCGGTACATACTCAGTGTACGCCCTCGACGCCAATTGTTTTTCTTCATCAAAGGCCGCACCGAGTTTCTCATGCAGGATTCTTTCGCTTTCGTCCTGATGCCTATTATATTCAACCTCTGCGGCCTCGGCTTCTGCGGCTTTAAGTTCGCCTTGCCACTCCATGTATTGAGATGCCATCGCGTTAAATACTTCGTTAGATGCACCCTTTTCAAAAGCAACAGCCTTAAACTTCTCTACTACATCGGCATCGAATGTTCCTTCTTCTGCGTCCGGTAAGGAGTAGCCTTCTGCGTTTTCGGGTCTTCCAATTTTGCCATAGAACGCACTCTTTTCTTCTGGAGTCGATTCTTCGCCGGGTATCTTTACCCGTGAGCCCATGCTCTTTTCCAGTTCAATGTATCCCTTAGCAAGAGAATCTGCATTCTCAAACTTAGATACTCCACCTCTGAACTCCTCAGAGATGCTACTTGCAAAATCTGATGTTGGATTATCCAGTACTGCTGGGTCGCCGTCAGCCATTTCTCTTCCCTTCGATTCTTGGTAAATTCATTAAATTAGTTATATAGTGGTCTACGTTTGCTCTGTTATACCCACCCGTTTTAGTTAATATCATCTTCATAAAGTTCTCTACTGCCTGCTCCTGCAAGGTAGTGGTCTCTTCAAAGAACTTAGCTTCCATCATTAAATTAGCCAAGACACGCTTGCCGGCCTCTGTCGAGAAACACATCCTGAAACAATCTACTGTTTTATCTTCCATTAGACAGCCTCCGCTATCGTCTCGCCGGGACTGCCGGGTTCTGGAGCTTTAGCAAGTCCGGGTGCTGCCTTAGCCGCTTCAAGCATGAATTGCTGTTGTTTTTCTAATTCCAATGCTTCTGCACGTTCAGTCCGTATCTCTTTACGTCTTTCTTTGCTATTTATAGCCCTTTGTGGGTACGAGCCAGACTCAACGATTATCTCTGATAACTCATCTCTATTGATTATATCAAGCATCTCAGGGCCTAATACAGCCGCTGCTGGGCCTAGCGCGTCCAAAACTTCATTGATAGGGTTAAGTTCCCTTATTCGGCGTTGTGCTTGCGCCAACGGGCCGGTAAGGATGAAGTTAATCTGCCCGCCTTCGTCAATAATCTCTTGAGGCATTGGAGGCATACCAGCTTCTTCCGAGAACACACCCCTTCGGTCTTCAATGTCTGATACAATATCAAATATCTTTCGCAGGCCTTCGATATACAGGCGGTCAACCTGCGCACTCATTAGGCCTGCCTGTTCACCCTTAATGGCGAATATCTCAGCAGCAGTAGCTTCGCCCTGTCTACCGATGAATGCTCTAAAGAATTCTACCCTGAATTTATCTTCCATCGACTTTTGCAGGCGTTCCTGCTGGTCAATTCCGATTGGGTAGTTTATCCCTTGGCCAATAGGGGATATAAGCCTGTCATTCTTCTCGTAATAGTTGTAGCCATGTGGTTCAATCCTTACTCTGCCCCTCATCTCTACTGGGACATTTAACGCTGGGTCAACCGACTTATGTGCAGCCTGTAAGAGAGTCATACCAATCTGGTTAAGACTGAACACCTCTGTTAATGAATCAGCGGCGGGGCTTCTTCCGTATATCTCGTCGGAGTTCTTTCTGAATCTCCACACGGCATAAGGATTTATATCGAAACCTGAGTCTCTGTTTATGAATGCTGTTTTGTTTCCGTCACCCTCGCCAGCCTCTACATATACACTTCTGAATTTCTTATTAGCCGAAGTCTTCTTGCCTGGAACTCTGTCAGTATTCGGGAATACCGCATGTATGAACTGGTACTGTTTGTCTGGCTCTGTTTCGTTCGCACTCTTAATAGTATCGGATACTTGCCCAGTTTCTTTTTCTTCATTGAACATCTGAACAGCTTGCCTTGCAGTCATCATAAACTTGCGATGGACTGTATCAACCTCGCCAAACATATTCTCTGCAACAAAGACTTCTCTTGGGTGGACTGATAAATGAGCAATCCTGCCTGTTCCGATTTCCTCTTGAGTAAACAAAGTAGCTGTACCAATAGACCCTGCATCTCTAAACCATTCTGGTAGGACTGCATAGAAGTTGCCTCGGTCAAATGCTGAGTACATCTTCTGGTCGTATACCTGTAGCCAGTTCCTAACAGAATCAACCTTATTAAGCTGAGGGTTGTCCATCTCGCTCTTGAACCATCTGTTAGAAATCAAGAATCCCTGCATACCGTCAGACCATGTATTCAAAGCACCTAAAGGAGAGCCGTCGTACACGTCTTTACCGAGGTTCTGACCTTTATCGTCGTGCTGGTCATCAATACGTATCTGCGCACGTCTGGGGTTTACGAAGCGAGTAATGTCCTGCCAGAGACCTCTCTCGTAGAACTCTCGTATCGTTTCCATCTTTGATTGTCTTTTGAGTATATCAACGCCCATCTGGTCTTGCGGTGTAGCGTTTGCAAACTCAACAACTGTAGGATTAAAGACCATCTTACTGTCCAGTATTACCTAGGATCGGTTCTTTTTCTGTAGACACTTCTGTGAGTATAGTACTGCGTCTACCCTTATTGGCCCTTCTCTTTCTTCTTTCAGCCTCACCAGCCTGTATCGACTCTTCCTCGGAACTCTGAGGTGTCGGAGTTGGGGCTGGTGCTGGGCCAAGTTTTGCTCTTCTGCCGCCGCCGCTCATAAGCTATTCCTTAAAGACCCCATTTCAAAGGGTTATATTCTTTTTCTTCTAAAGGGCCACCGCCAACGGGCAGTAACTCATAATCATTTAAATTCATAAGGGCCAACAAAAGATAATTAAGACAATGTCGGTAGTGTTCCTGCTTGTCGCCCACTGGTCTATACCTGAACACCCTATCGCCTGTAAGAGTATTAACCTCTAAGGTCTTGGCGGTATTACAGACTTCCTTGGCAAAAACCTTAACCTCTTCGCACATGCGGGGTATTTCAAGTTTACCACTTCTTACCCACGACTGGGACTTGTCCATCATCTCTGTCCTAGAGACGACATATATTCCAGTCTCATCATTAGTCTTAATCATCACCTGTTGCTTGTCGCGGTACTCTGATCCGTAAACCTTAACGCCAATTCCGTCACATCGTTTCTGGAACTTCCTGAACGACTCTTCGTAAGGCCTTAAACAAACAACAGCACTCTTGACATTGAACTGCTGGACAAGATCGAACAAAGCATCAAAGCCGGAGACACGGGCCAGGTATATGATCTTAGCTTTCTCGTCGCCCTTCTTCTCTGCAATGATGACTCTGTTAGTTTTCATTATATCAGCCGACATGCAAGTTGGAGTGACGGATGTAGTCGCCATATTGTCATTACCACAGCAACCAAACACGTCCTGTTGCACAAGTCGGTCTTCTATCGGGATGTAGGCATGGCCCAGGTATTTATTATTGAACAGTCCCATTAGACTCTTATCGAGTTGAGCCTCTTCGTACTTCTTCATCACGATGCCAAGATTACAGTTTGGGGTAATGAAGTGACTTATATGATACCCGCTTATCCCATCCATCGGGTAATTAGGATCATATTTCTCAGGGAACTTAGCGACAAACTCGCCATTGTCCTTGTTTATTTCTTTGCCGCACTTAATACAGGCATAGTAAGGCTGAAACTTACTGTGAGAAGTCTCTCTCTTGTACTTTATAGAATTAGGAAACTCATCAGCAATGCAAGTATACTCATTACACGCCTCGCATTTAACCATCCAATGCTTTTGGTCGGACTTACCAAACACCCGATCAATCCCAAAATCAGGTATAGTAGGAGTGCCAAGGTCAACAACCCTTTGAAGTTTAGAATTCAACAGCCTGTCCTCAGTCATCTCTGCCATCTCATCGTCAAACAAATCCCTTTCGTCCCTAATCACAGAGTCAGCAGGAGTAGACCTTACAGCATTAGAATCTTTCTTTCCCTGAATATTAGCCGTAGCCTTACACCCCAATAAAGAAAGAAACGCCTTACCAACCTGCTTAATCGAAATACTGTCAGTCCGCTTAAGGTGCTTTTTAATACAGGGGTTGTCTCTAACTAAAGGACTAAACCGGGTCTTTGAAAAACCCTCAACCGCAACCTTGTCTGGGAAGTAGTAAATAGAACCCTGTGGGTAATACCCATAAATCAAGGCATGAATCTCACGTAACATGAATGCAGTGGTAATCCGAGCCTGAGCACCTTTAATAACAGCGATGTGGCGGGCAGGGTCACGCATTACATTGCCCATGTACTGACAACCATCCAAGGTGAAAGGAATGCCACCCAGTAGACGCACCTTGCTCCGTACAGCCCAGAAAACTGAATCGGACTGCATCATCTTTTGAAGCAACTTAGGGTCGTCTATTAAATCCATATTTTACCTATAACACGTTTTAGTTAGATTGTCAAGTAAAAAATATAAAAGTTATGTATGCAGTTAATCTACCTGAAATAGATAGAGTCTGTAGTGTCGTCAACTATCTCGCATCCGTAGTCCTGTAGGATGGTGAAAATGTGTTCATCTACTTTGTCGTTGAATACAATCCTAAAACTCCACTCAAAGTCGTCTTTATTCTTATTACACCTCATTGGATGGCTTAGGTTTGGAATGTCAATCTCATCCCATTTGTTAGCCTGCCAACATCTGTGACATACCTTACAGCATTTATCTTTAACTATATCCATATCTTTGCCACATTCAGGACAAAGCCTATAGCTGCGGCAAATCCAGTACCTGTCGTAAGGGATTGAAAGTTTACTCATAACCCATAAGCCGAAATTATCTGATCCTTATCGCGACGACTCAAAGTAGAAGTCCGGACTATCTGCTTGGCAAGGTCTGTATCACCGCAAACAACAGCCTGTTTAAACATGGTAGCGTCGGCTACGGCCTTAGCCTCGA